AGCAGATACAACTGAAGTTCCTTTATTTTTTGGCACATAAATATTACATTGAATTACACCAGCATAGTAATCAGAGGCAGCACCTTGATTTTGTAATGTTGATTGATTAAAACTTAAATTCATAATTATATATTTTTTGGTTTTTCCAGGAGTTGTGAATGGCACATTATCATTGATGACAGAAACAGTATTATCTGCTGCAACTACTGCATCTGTTACTGCTTTTTCAAAAGCTGCTCTGGCATTAACTAAAGTCATAATTACGAAGGTTCAATGTAACGCAAACCAGATCCTCGTTTAATTTTACCAAATCCACTAGAGGGTTTAGCTCCTACGAATATCTTACCTTTATCTCTCATATTATCTTTAATAATTTGACCAGCTTCACCTTGAACAAATTGTGAAATTACAGGATTTTCAGAAGCATAACCAGCATATTCAGCAGCATTACCAATAAAGATATTTTTTTCTCTAAATTTATAATCAGTATTAACAGGAAAACGAGGATCAATTACTGGATTATCAGGTCTTGTTGATTTTCCCGTTTTAAAAAATTCTAAGGAAGCCTCTCTTTTTATTGAGGCCCAAGGTTCGTGTTCTTCAACACGATCAATTTGATCTATAGGATTTCTTCTTACTTTCCAACTAGATGCTAAAAAACCTGTCCATACAGGACTAGCTTCAGCAGTACTTAAACTTGCATGAAGTTCTCTAATAGCCTGAGCAAAGTCAGCATCTAACTGTGCCATTTGATTATTCATTACATTATCAGCACTAAACTCTTGTTCTCTTGGCATTAGAACCTCACCAAAATAGTAAATAAGTAAGTTTGACCACCTTGTTTTGTATCAATATTAGTTATCTGTGCAACTCTTGTAGATCCAGCATAAGTTAATGTAACTTCATCATCTAAATCAGGTTGATTATCTCCAATCAGATCAGGTGTTATATAAATTTTTGCCTGTCTTGTTTCTGTATTTCCATCTTCAATTGAATTAATAAATTCAATAGGTGCATTTATGCTGTAAGTAGTATCAGTTGTAGTAAATGCTCCTGTACTTGTGTTATAACTACCAGATGCTTTTTTTGTATAAACAATAGAAGAATCAAAAGAACTGCCTAAATCAGAAACAATCTGTTTGGCAACATTTTTAAATAATGAATGAAAACTACCTGCTCCACCTAGCATATATGCTCCAAGATAACTTTGTAACCAAGGGTAAACATCTAAAATATTATTAACAGAACCAGTTCCCTGACTATCAGTATTATATTTAACTTGTATATCTCCTAACTTAACTTCAGAAAAATTACCATCTTTACCTGTAGTTCCAGTAATAGCATCAGTATCATTTGCCAAAGCTCTGGCTAATTCATATTGTGCATACTTAATACCATTAGGAATTTTAGAACAAGCTAATTCAACACCATCTACTTGATAATTATTTCTTGGAAATTTTAATGCCTGATCTTCGTCACATCTTTCACCATAAAAAACTAAAGTTTCAATCCATCTTGTAGCTGATATTAATGCTCTTTTCTTTTGATCATCTGTTTTATTTGTCCAAGTTGAAGAATCTGGAGAAGTATCAAAATAGTCGTTAGCTTCAGACAAAGTGACATAGCTATTAGCAGTTTCACTCTTTAAAGTTGCGTTTATAGTAGCTGCCACGATTAATAAAGTAATTTAGTTCTATTGTAGCGTAAAGAAAAAGCCCCACCAATATTTGATGAGGCTTCTCTATAGACCACCAATATAATCTTAAGACTTAAGACCGTTATCAAGTGGTGTGTTAACAAAGATTTCAACCATAGGAATGAGATCAATGTCATAAGTAGCAGACCAGTTAGATCCAGTACGAAGTGCTGAGTTAGCAGGGTTGTCAGCAGCGTTGCCCCATTTAGTACCCATAACGTGATAAGTACTGTGATAGTCAACAGATAGAACATCTTGCTTAGATAAGATGTTTCTTTCAGCTTCAATACCTAGATCCTGCTGTACACCTTCAAGAATTGTTCCTGACTTCATTAAGTAGCAACGGAACTCCTGACGGTTTCCAGTAGATGTTGGATCATTAGTGTTAACAGCAGAGTCAATAATAACTTTACAACCAGCAAATTCGCCAACTGCTTTATCACTAACACCAACTCCACCACCACCCCAGGTGACAGCACCAGAAGCAGCTAATGCAGCAGTTGAGAATGTCAACATTCCAACTTGATATAAGTAGTAAGCAACAGAAGGATGAACGATAAGAAGATCAAGCTCTTCTCCTCTTTCTCCCAACTTGGAACGAGCTTCTGCCATTGTTGCAGCAGTAAGATAGTTTGCTTCACCAGTAGAACCAGAACCACCTAATTGCTTCTCTAAACGATGACCATTTAAAGCAGTATGGAATAAACCAGTTAATTGCTCATATAAACGAACAGAGTTTAGCTTGTTGATAGCATCTGCAAGCTGATTTCTGATGTGACCCATTGGATCTTCACCAGCAGCTAATACAGCAATATCATCAACAGCATACGCAAAACCTCTGTGACAGATAGTTGCGATCTGTGTTCCTGTTCCAATTTTCTGAGGTGTTAAATAACCATTAGTGCTAGTACCCCATGAGGAAGTACCATCAATGATCTCTTCAGTTGGAGATACAGGGTTAAATTCTGGAACTTGTATTCTTGTACCACCAGCTCTTGAATCAAGAAGTGGGTTACGAACTACAGCACCAGACTGTATAAATAGACTACGTTCTTTAATAGCTTCAGAAACGTAAGTGCTAAAATTATTTCTCTTAACGATATCCGCTAATAGGACACCGCCAGAGTAATTCTGAAACGGAGCAGCCATTCAGATTTACCTTTAAAAAGTTTTTTGCGATCCCCTAATCACAGATAAGGGCATTAGTTTCACAGAAACTAACTATTTTGTTTGAGCCTCTTGCTTGAGCACTGCTGCAAGCTGAGGATTCTCTTCCGATATTAGCATTTGTTGAGTGACATTGCCCGTTTTCCATGGATTTGGTTGACCTCCACCTGCATTTGCAACAGGACTTGGTTTTGCACCCATTCCAGCAGAGCTACTAGCCTTAAAATGATGTTCCCAACCACTTCCAGGATTTTTAAGACTTGTAAGATAAGTACCTAAATCTTGTTCGACACCACCATTAAGAACAACTACTTTCCCTTCAGCATTTTTTTGTAACTTACCTTGTAACAATGCCAAAGTTTGCTCTGCATTTATAGCTCCAAGATTACTAATTGCTGCTAATGCTGTTGTTTTAGTAGAAGCTACTTCATTTGAAGTTTTTAAATCCTCTAACTGCTGAGATAAAGTCATTATCTGTTGCTCTTTTTCTTGAGCAGTCTTATTTGCCTCTTCCCAAAGAGTTTTCCATTGACCTTGTTCTTCTAACTCAGTTTTACGTTTTTCCTCTTTTTGTTTATAGACATCATCTAATTTTCCTTTGATGCCTTTAAATTTCTCTTGCTCATCTGCTACTTGTTTTTTAAGTGCAGATAATTGTGATTCATATTCTGCTTTTACAGAATCAAGATTTGGAGCTTGTGGTTGAGTAGTTTGTGAAGGAGTGTCAGTCACAGACTGTTCAGCATTGGTCACAGACTCAGGCTGAATTACTTTTTCTTCGATTGCCATGAATTAATCAGATAAAATGTTTGTAGATTTTTTCTTTGGAGTCTTTTTCTTAGACTCTGTTTTAGGTTGAGAAGTAGGACACGCTTCAGGACCATTACCCATCCTTTCGGATAAAGTAGGTTCTACAAGTTCCCACTTATAAGTTCCATCAGCCTGTAGAACTTTATCTAGTGATTTAGCCATAAAAATGTATGTACTTGCTTCTTAGTTTACCAAACTATTCAGTTTTGGCTTCATTAGCACTTGGTAACACTTCTCCTTGCACTAAAATGTCTCTAAATTCTTCTCTATCAATAACTTGTTGATCAAATAATGATGTTAAAGCTGTAATATCCTGTCCAATTAATCTTTCAATATCAAAATCTCTACTGATTTTTACTTCAGGTGGTTCAATACCTACATATTGTGCAGATAAATTAAATGCTTTTTGTAGCTTTTGTTCCAACTCCATCGACACCATAGCAAGCATAGAATTAGTATCTACTCTATCTAATCTTCTAGCATCAGCAGACTCAGCTACAAACTTTTGTTGACTTAAAGTACTTATTCCTAAAGTAGCCATTTGCATTTGTAACTCTTTTATTTCAGCAGATTGAGCGTCAAAAGCACTACTAGCTGGTTCTACATAATAAACTTTATTTCCAGGCTGAGTTGCCATCGCATAATTAACACTTATAGCTAAATCCTTAGTCTGATCATCATATCCTTCCATTACAAGCATTGGTTGAGATGCAACGTGCAAACTATGTATTAAATCAGCCTGTCTTTGAAAATGTGCAAGATTTAAATATGCAATATCAAGTAGAGGTGGTTTACTTGTTAAATTATCTGTTTTACCAGCATAAATAGTAACTAAAGGTATTTCACCAAGAGAAAAATCACCAGATTCTACTAATTTAAAATCTTCGTCAACAGTTGTAGCATCAAATTCTCCAGCATAAGAATTATCGTTAAGATCATACATCTCATCAATTTGATCTTTTTTACGAAAAACTTGATATTTTCCAGGCTCTATAACTCTTACTTGATCGTAAACTTTCTCTCCAAATTTTCCTTCAGGTACTACTGCTTTTTCTCCAATTCTTGCCTGTACAAGATTTCCATAATTAGATTCTCTATCTAATCTCCAACCATAAAGATTTGTAGGATCAATCTCAATCCAATAAGGTCTGCGATCCTGTGCTCTTTCTTCAGCTAAACTTCTTGCTCCAGATGGTGCAGGATAATCTACAAGAATATGACTTTGACCATAAGTTAATGAACACATTAATACTCTTCTTGCATATTCATCTAAATCTGATTTACAACCATCAACATCCATTTTGAACATTTCAGTCCAGTAAGGATCTCCTATTAGTGATATTGGTTTTCTTAAAACTAAACCTGTAGCTGCTCTTATTAATCTTTGTGTAAAAGGACTAAATACTGCTCTATTTACTCTTGCCATATAA